GCAGACAAGTGGGAAAAAATTTCTTTTCCAGCTATCATAGGCGAGGACCCTGATTCGAGACCCGTCTGGCCTGAGTATTGGTCACTCGATGAATTAGAAAAGGTTAAGGCGTCTCTATCGATTAGGAACTGGTCGGCTCAGTACATGCAAAATCCAACTTCAGAAGAAGGAGCGATTTTAAAACGTGAATGGTGGCAGCCATGGACAAAAGATATACCAACTTTAAAACATGTAATACAGAGTTACGATAGAGCATTCTCGAAAAAAGAAACTGCCGATTATTCAGCAATTACTACATGGGGAATATTCACGCCTCACGATGGAGCACCTGATGCTATTATGTTAATAGATGCAATAAAAGGTAAATATGATTTTCCAGAATTAAAAATGGTGGCACTAGATCAATATAAATACTGGCAGCCAGAAACAGTTATCATTGAAGCTAAAGCCAGTGGACAAAGTTTATTACAAGAATTTCGTAGAATGGGTATACCAGTTATGGATTACACACCGGGACGAGGCCAGGATAAACACTCACGAGTCAACGCCTGTGCTCCGATATTTGAAAGTGGACAAGTTTATTATCCAAGAGACGAACATTTTGCTCAAGAGGTCATTGAGGAATGTGCAGCTTTTCCTCATGGAGAACATGATGATTATGTTGATTCGACCACACAAGCTATGTTAAGATACCGTCAAGGTTCTTTCATAACTACTTATTCTGACGAGGATGAGGTTCAGAGTTATAGAGAACGTAAATACGTATATTATTAGGAGATCGATCAATGTCTAGAAGAAGTAGAAAAAGAATGAAGTTTGCAGCACTTGCAGCTGGATTGCTTGGTGCGCAAAAATTAGGAATGTTAGGTGGTGCTAAACTTGGTGCTACAAAAAAAGTAGCAAGTGCAGCAGCTAAAAAAACAAGAATGATACCTTTTGGTAAAACTATGATGGGTGGACCAAGTGGTGCAAAAGCAGTAGATTTTTTAGCTAACCCAAGAGAAGTAAGAGATACAATGGCACCCTTGAAAAAAGCCGCAGCAAAGGCTAAAACAGATGTTATGAAAAGAAGATCTGAAGGTGCGCTTTCACCATTAATGCCAAAAAGAAGAGGACAAGAATTTGGTTTTGGTTTTGGATTAGGTGCCAAGAAGGGTAAGATGATTAAGGCTCGTGGTGGTGGAATGGCCAAAATGAAGCCTACTAAATTATACTAGGAAACTTAATGGCCGAAATTGATAAAGCATTTGTCGAGGAGAAACTAACTCCAGACACTGAAGAGGTCGATGTTGAGATTGAAGGTTCAGAGGCTCCAGATACTGCACTAGATACAGTTGCAGATTTAGCCAATGAGTTTTATAAACACTTAGCAGAAGACATGTCTGATGATGTTCTACAAAGAATATCTAATCAGTTACTCGATGATTATAAAAAAGATAAAGTTAGTAGAAAAGATTGGGAAACATCTTATACAAATAATTTAGATCTCCTAGGTATTAAACATACAGAGATGACAAGACCTTTCAGAGGTTCTGCAAATGTAACTCATCCACTTTTATCTGAAGCCGTAACTCAATTTCAAGCACAAGCGTATAAAGAATTACTTCCATCATCTGGTCCAGTAAGAACAAAAGTTCTTGGAGTCGAAGATGACTTAAAAGTTAATCAAGCACAACGTGTTCAAGACTTTATGAACTACATGATTACTGAAGAGATGGAAGAATATACTCCAGAGTTTGATCAATTATTATTTTATTTAGCACTAGCTGGTTCTGCATTTAAAAAAGTTTACTATGATGAAATAATGCAACGAGCTGTATCTAAATTTATTCCAGCAGAAGATTTAGTTGTGCCTTACTATGCAACAGATTTAATGGAATGTGAAAGAATTACTCATGTAATCAAAATGGGAGAGAATGAAATTCTTAAAAAACAACAAGCTGGTTTTTACAGAGACGTTGAATTAAAACCTACACAGACTGGACCAAGTGATATTGAAAAGAAATACCAAGAGTTAGAAGGTGTAACTCCAAGTGGTGACAAACAATATTCATTTTCAGTTTTAGAAATGCATGTTGATTTAAATTTAGAGGAGTACGAATTAGAAAACCCAGAGAAAGAAGTTAAGATTCCTTACATTGTTACTATCGATGAAGGTAGTGGAGAAGTTTTATCTATTTATAGAAACTATGAAATCAACGATGATCTAAAAAAACGTAAAGAATATTTTGTTCATTTCAAATTTTTACCTGGATTAGGTTTTTATGGCTTTGGATTAACACACATGATCGGTGGATTATCTAGATCTGCAACACAATCACTTAGACAATTGCTAGATGCTGGAACATTATCTAACTTACCAGCTGGATTTAAGTCTAGAGGTATAAGAATTCGTGACGATGACCAACCATTTCAACCGGGAGAGTTCAGAGATGTAGATGCGCCTGGTGGAAATATCAAAGATCAGTTTCAAATTTTACCATTTAAAGAACCATCAGCTACATTATACCAGTTAATGGGCTTTGTTGTACAAGCTGGACAGAAGTTTGCAGCGATAACTAACATGGATACTGGTAATGATTTACAAAATAGAGCAGTTGGAACGACTGTTTCACTCTTGGAACGTGGATCGAGAGTCATGAGTGCTATTCATAAGCGATGTTACTACTCAATGAGACGTGAATTTAGGTTATTATCAAAAGTTTTTGCAACATATCTACCACCAATCTACCCATATTCAGTATATGGAGCAGATCAAGCAGTAAAACAGACAGATTTTGATGATAGAGTCGATGTAATTCCAGTTGCAGACCCAAATATCATGAGTATGGCTCAAAGAGTTACAATGGCAAACGAAAATTTAAAGATTGCTTTGTCAAATCCGATGATGCACAACTTAAGAGAGGCGTATCGAAGAGTATACGAAGCATTAGGTACACAAGATATCGATCAAATCTTAAAACCATTAGAAAAACCGATGCCAAAAGATCCAGCAACGGAGAATATGGAAGTATTAATGGGTAAACCATTAAAAGCATTTCCAGAACAAGATCATGATGCACATATCAACGCTCATAGAGCGTTTATGTCGACAAGAATGGTACAAATTAATCCACAAGTTTACACACAACTTCAAGCACATATCTCGGAACACGTATCAATGAAGGCTCAAGGAGAAGTTGGAGCCATGATTGCAAATGATCCTGCTATGCAGCTTAAATTACAAACTGATGGTCAAGCAGCACAAGTTGAAATATCTGCAATGATAGCAAGAAGAGTTTCTGAACTTACATTAGAACTTGCTCAATCAGAGGCTATGGGTCAACAACAAGATCCATTAGTTGCATTGAAGCAAAGAGAACTAGATTTAAGAGCAATGGATTTACAACGTAAGTCTGATGAGGCTATGATGAACATGGAAATAAAAGAAAATGAAATTGATGAAAAATTAGATATAGAAAAAATGAAATTAGAAAATAATGAAGATCAAGCACGTGAAAGAATTAGAGTTGCTGATGAAAAATTAGATATTGCAAGGAGCAAGAAAAAATAATGCCACTTACAGACAAAGGTAGAAAAATTATGAAAGCCATGAAAGAAAAATATGGCAAGAAAAAAGGTGAGTCTGTTTTTTATGCATCTAGAAACAAAGGTAAAATTAAAGGTGTAGAAAAATTAAGATATGGTGGTGATACTATGGGAGGAAAAAATGATAGATCTAGAGGAGATCTAACAGGACCTAGAGAATTAGGTATGACAACTAGAGGTCCCAAAAGCCCAACAGGAAATGTTGGTGGAAGAAAAACTAAAACTATTACTCCTAAAACACCTCCTACGCAAATAAATACAACACCTTTAGGAATTTTTACTCCACCCTCAGTTCGAATAGGTCTTGCTGCTTACAATAAAATTTCTAAAGGATTATATGATTCTAAAAATTTAAAAGAACAAAAAGAGATTGATGTTCTTGGTGGTGAAATGTTAACAACTGGACCTAAAGGTCCACCAAATACAGACAGAGCAGGTAAAGACATTAAACCTACTCAACCAATACAATCTATTGAAGCAACAAAACCAGTAGATCAAAATTTAGTTAGTCCACGAGATAATTTTTTTAATTTTGTTGCTTATAAAGTTGGAGGACTCTCTGGACGGGTAAGTTATGGTCCACCTCCAAAGAAAGGTCCAAACTCTCAAGTTCCACCAGTAAAAATGAAAAGAGGAGGATATAAAAAATAATGTGGTT